TCCCGCTTACCCAGCCGTAGCTGGAGCTCTCGTCCCACACCCTACGTCAGGTTGTACCTGTTCGGGATTTATACACATCCACGGCAACATCTGCCAGTGGTCGAAAGGACATACAGAGTAGAGAAAAAGTAACTCCCTTTGTACAACAACTTTCTTGTGCACCCTGCCCATGAGGTTCGCGTTGCGAGGCACTAAACTCTTTCGAGCCGTTCCTCAACTTCGCACTTCCCCACAGGCGGGCCTAGACCGCACTTTCGGCCTTGGCCTCCTCAATCGGTCTGTCGTGAGAGCGCGCCGCTTGAATCAGCAGCCTGTTGTCACGCTCCAGGCTAGCGAGCTTCGCCTTCAGGTCGGCCACCTGAGACTGATAGTCGCTTTCTTCTTCTGGCAGCTTCTTGCTCTCATCGACTCCGTCCTTCTCCAAATCCATCGGCTCCACGTCACTCTCGAGTTGTTCTGCTAGCTCCTCAACATGCTTCTGGAAACTCAGCGCCATGTCGTCAGACTGCTGAATTTTCTCACTCCTGGCCGTCAGGTACTGCTTGAGTATGCCATAAACATCGAGAGGTATCCGGAACTTGTCCCCAGCTCCAGGACCATCCCTCACCAGGTTGCTCAGTTTCCCGAACATTCTGGTCCGATTAACGTGGTAGGTGAGATTCGTGACTAGCACTTCAGCCAGCCAGACTCCCATCCGTGCGCGGTTCACTTGCATTGTCAAACTCCTAATCTTATGCACGGCTGCGTCCGCGTGCACACCTTGACAGCGCTTCTTCCACGCAGCCGCCTGCAGCAGCTCGCATCAGCGCGTGCTCTTGGTGCTGCCCTTCCTCTCCTTGGTTTCTGGCGTTGGTGGTTCACTGCGGATTTCCAGCCTCGGTGGACGCCTATCCAGCGGCACTGGCTTGAGTTCATGCCACAGTTCCTCAATGTCACCAGGATCAGTGCTCTGCTGCACTTTGATTTCCTTGGCCCTCTCCTTCCGAATTGCTTCAGGATCAAGCTGCGTCTCATCACGCGGTGTTTCCCTAGCCTTTCTCAGATCATGCAGGTAGCTTGTGAAACCGGTGTACTTGTCACACACACTGGTTTTTCCTTCCCTCTGGAGTTTGCGTTGCAGCGTCCAGAAGACTCGGGCCTGTCCTTCCACAGTCGCATCACCCGCGTCCCCGATGATATCGTGAGAGGCCTCTGAAGTGATCATGAAGCAGCTCACCATTGCAGGTTCGTCTCCAGCGGTGGGGTTCCACTTGCCTTCTGCACCTTTCAGGCCCATGAAGAATTCCATCTCGTAGAAGCCTGGTGGGAGCAGCTGCGGCACGCCACTTGGATCTGATTGCCAGCCTCCCTCATCCAGGAAGATGTTGCTTGTCACTCCGGGAATTTCTTGAGACAGCACCACCCGAATCAGCGTGTTGGTGATTTTCTTCTCGTCGGACTCCTTGAGGTTGCCTTGGAATACCGTCATCGGGTTGGTTCCCCAGGGCACAGCTGATGTGCCATTCACCGCGTTGTAGAAAATTGCTCCAGAGCCGAGCTGTACATAATCATCAAACACGGTGGTCTTCAGGTAGGTCTCCATGACAAGACTTGCCACTTGCGGAGAGTATCCACTCTGGATCCCGAAGAACGAGTAGCTGGTGCCAAATTCTGTGATCTTGCCCCACGTGAGTCCTGGGATGTGGTTGGGGGCCAGCCTCGAGCACGGGTAGTTGTCATCGTAGCTGAGCCTTGTCATTGTGTTGCTCCCAGTTGCCGTCCATCCCAACGGGTCATTGGCATCCAGCGTGACCGCGAGCGTGTTGTTCTTCACAAACACGCTTCGCAGATTTGTCGTCCGTGAGATGTCCTTCACCCGGAATTCGATGCTGTAACTCGCCCAAAACTCCACCACCAGGGACACCTGCTCCGCAGCCCCGCTGTTGTACACGCTGGGCGGCGTCACGATCTGCAGGTTGAAGACGCACTGCTGCGTCAAGCGGTCGTCCGAGCCGTTGTCTGCAATGAACAGCTCGGGTAGATTGGGGAAGTGTGGCATTGTCCAGGTATGCCCCTTCTTGAACACACCCACTTGGCCTCCCTTGTAGAAGCCAATCTGCAGGCCCTCGATGCCAACCGGGACCACCTCGTTAGGGTCACGGTCAAACCATCCGAGCGAGTCACCGTTGATGAAGCTCGTTGCCGTGTTCGGCATGTGTACATCGAAGGCATCAAACAGAAATTGCTGGTGCAGCTGTGCCTCAGTTGCCATGGCAGGAAAGCCCAGCTCCACGGGATTGATTGCCTTCGTGAAGATAAACTCCGATTCCTGCGCATTTTCGGAGATCGTGAGCGTCCCCATCAGATCATGCCCCACCATTCTCACGTTTCCGGCAGCGCTTTGGTAGCGCCGGCTGTAGCGTTTCCTCGTTCCTGCCAGTCCACGCGCATGGGCCAGCGCTTTCAGATGCAGCCCTTTTCCCTTCACGCCTGTCTTGCGGAACTTCACAGGGCCTCCGACTCGAGGGCGTCCATGAACAGCTCGAGGGCCCTTAGCATTCGTTCTTGCTTTCGGCCCGGCTTTGTGTTCGCGAGGTTGTCCACGTGCGCGACTGCTTGCTCCAGCGGAGCGCGCACGCTGCTTGGGAGCTTGCTGAGGATTAGCTCGTCTGGCGATTTCCCGCCTGAGCCGGTCCCTAATAAGCTTCGTACGTCCCTGAAGACTTCCTCGCTCTCTGGAAGTACCGCTTCCATTGGTTTTTCCAGAATTGACAGCAACGGATCGACCACCGGTGCTACCACGTCGAGCGCTGGTTGCAGCACTGATTTTGCTGTGTTGACCACTGCGCTTCCCACGCTTCCCATCACTCATTCTTGATCATCTTCAATCATATCCGGACTGGCCACCGGACAAGATTTCAAATTCCTCATCGAAGTTCACGGTTCTCATCCGCAGAGGCACCTGTTCAGTGTAAATCTTGAGCAGATCCATGTCACTGAGGTACGCACGTTGGGCGAGTTGCCAGTTCTCGTTCTTCGCGAGTGTGGGATCAGTTTTCTCCATTTCGGACTTGTACATCGCATAGACATGAGAAATCATCCTCCGATGCTCCTCATTTCCCCAAGTTTGCAGTCGATACGACGCCAATCGCTGCAGCTGCTCCTCAGGTGTCCTCTGCGTTCCTCCTTGCAGGATCGCAGATAGCTGTTTGTCCATATCCATGGAGAAGGTCATCCACGAGATCGGGTCAGTCATCAACTGGAACCTCATCCCGCAGAACACCGAGTCCATCGGGTGCACTCCTTCCCAGCACGGTGACTCCATCACTGTGCCGTACTCCCGATAGGCGACCAGGGCAACGTACTCACCCCACGTGACTTCATGCCCTAGTTCCTCCGAATAGCGTTTCAGCAGCGGTTCCAAGAGTGTCTCAAACTCATCCGAGATCGACATCTCCAGATCGTCGCCCATGATTACGCCTCGTACATTCCTCCAGAAGTACACTTCATCGGGTTGAAGTTGCAGCTCGTCGCACGCTGTGATGAATGCCTCAATCACAAATCTCAAACAGCGCAGCGAGTTGTCCACCTGCGTGCAGAACTGGCCTGACGGGTTGCCTCCTTCTCCTCCTGCTCCTTTCCAAAATGTTTCTCCATTGGGCAGAATGAAAGGCCCTTCAGCCAGGCCACAGTACACAGCTAGTAGACGCAGCCAGTTTCGTGAACCAGCTGCCCCAGTCCTGAGCTCAATGTCCAGAGCTTCGTACTTCATCTTCGCAAACGCCAGCATGTCTCGCAGGCGTAGATTGGCCTCCATCTTCTTGACATCAATATCCCAGACTCGTTTCCACTTCCCGTTGTTGGTGATCCACTCATACCTCTTGTGGGTTCCATACCCGAATGGCGACTTCCCGCTCCACATCCACAGTGCCTCCATAGGCGCTGCGTTCAGTTTTGCGTTCTGGTCCCATAGGAGCATGGCCATCAAAATGATGGTTGTTGCATCCACACAGTACACAGTTCGACCATCCTTCCCAATAGGCAGTACTTCGGTCTTTGGATTGACGTCACACCAAACCACATAACTTCCAGGCTCCAGTTTCTCCCACAATTCAGACACACGCCGCTGAAACTCAGTGTCGGCATATAGTTCTTCCTTGGTTCGAAATCCTAGCCTCTCCCACAGTGTTCCCGGCACAGCTTTCTTGGACATAGCAGCGCATGCTGCCTGCACGTCTAGAAATGTAGCACCTCCAGCAGTTTGGACATATCTGCGGTGGAGCCACTCGTTGCCTCGGTGGAAGGTGGTGAAGGTCGGCTCAAAATTCTCTGCGGCGAGAAACTTGCGGACAGACTTGCAGACTGCGGCCCTTCCAGGTCGCTGCCACTCGTAGCCCTTCTTGAAGTCTCGCTGCGCGCGCTTACACTCCTGCTCGATGATCCGCTTGAGGACTCCATCGTCAGCCCGATAGGTGGTGTTGCACTCCTGCTCGATGATCCGCTTGAGAACTCCATCGTCAGCCCGATAGGTGGTGTTGTCTTTACCTCCTTTGGGCCTGAATCGTCCGAGGTGCGGCCACCTGAGAGCGATGTCGAAGAGATCTGGGGGGCAGGGGGTGTGCTTGAAGCCGAAACGGAGTCGTTCTTCGTCCGAGAATGGCCCGATCTTTCGAAGCCACCCCACGTCACGTTTAAAGTCCCCGACATGTTGAGCTGCTTGATTCGCTCCATGATCACGTTGACATCAATGAAATAGCCCTCCGGCATAGTGATGTCGCCCGCCACGTGAAGCCCTGCGAAAAGCCCATTCTGCTTGTAGACCGCAGCTCCACTCATTCCTGATCCCGTTGACTGCCTGCACGTTCGATGCACGTCGCAAAGCAGTGTCTTCCCGAGAATTCCCAGCTCGACAGCGACTGGTTTCTCATAATCAGCTGCCCACGTGACCATCCTCTTGGGCCTTCCTGAGCCAGGAACGGTAGCTCCCACCTTTGGGATCCCTTCTCGCAGGGTCAGGCCACAAACCGTCAGCGGCTCACCAGCCACAAAGGTTGTTTTGCCCTCCGCAATTGAAACAGGCGTCCCAGGGTTCCCGATGATGGTGAACGCAATGTCGCGCTTCTTGTCTCTCATCCAACAGCCAATTCGCTCGAACTCGGGTGTGTCTCTCCAAGTTAGCGTGCTGGTATGCTCATTGGCTGATCCTGGTTTGCTGATGAATGACATGATTGCTCCGTCAATGTTGTGGCCAGCTGTCACCAGAACACCATTGGGCAGTTTGACTGCATCTCCCAGTTTCTCGAAGTACTGCCCTTTCTCATCAGGTCCGGTCAACGACTTGATTTGAAACAGTGAATCCTCGTCGCCAACGGATCGCGGCGGATGAGCTTTGCTGATCGCCTCCTGCTTCGGAGTCTTCATGTCCATCTCCTTAGCTAGTTCAGGCATGTTCCAGCTGGCCAGCTGCCCCTGCTCAGTCATATGAGCATCCTCGCCCCCCAAGAAATGGTTGACGTAGTGTTCAGCTCCTCCACATCCACACTTGCGAACGCGACATCCGCGCTCTTTGAGATCGTCGTAGCTCACAACTCTCCCATCAGGTGCGGTGCGATGCTGGCCCGGATGAAGGAAGGGGCAGAGTTCGGGCCCAAGGCACTTGAACTTGCGCAGGTCCACAACACCTGTCGCAATGCGCAGAACTGGCTCCTTGATCTTCGGGAACAGCTCCTTCAGCTCATCCTTGCTCTTGGTAGTGAATGGGAGCTTCATGAAGCGAGCGACATTGTGCTCCGTCGGCCAAAGTGGGGGCCGCCTCTCCGGAATCACCTTGATCGCTGAATCATCCCAGCAGATGGCTGGCAACTTGGTTGGCATCCGCACTTTTGCCTCGCCACCCCATTTCCTGTCATGCTCATGCTCATCTTGCTGCTCGCGAGTCAAAACACGCGTGTCCGTCGGGATATAGTGCTGCATCATCACCAGCTCACGACCCCAACTGTCGGCCCACATCTTCTGGAGGTGCTCGGAGGCCTGGCCGATAGCAATTGACACTGCCTCCTTGTCATCGATTCCCACGGGCTCATCCTCATTCTCCTGGCGGAAGTCAAACTCATCCTCAGGAACCACCACATGGTCGAACCTGTACTTCTTGTCCGAATGGAGTGTAGCCGCTTGCCAGAACAGGCGGTAGCCTTCCACCAGTGGCATGCCACGCAGGATGCTCTGGCAGAGTCTCCCGTTCCACGGAATGCAGTTGTTGTGGAGGAAGTCCAGCACGGGCTCCAGCTCTCGTCGAGCTTTCGGGTCATTGCTTCTCCACACAATCCTCCCCCAAGTCCCTCGCTTCGGGTCACTCTGCACGGGTCGCACATTGCCCACTCCGTACCAGAGATAACCGGGCAGCCTGGAGATCATGGCCATCAGGTAATCGTGCTTCTCCAGTGCGAACGTCTGACCGCCCTTGTTCTTCCCTCCATCCTTCCAGCCGCTCTTGTCCTTCTGCGTGCCACGTGCTCGGTGGCGTGAGAGAATGCCTCGGCCCTCCTGCTTGGGCTGCTCTTGCTTAGGCAGCTCTGGTTTCGGTGGCTCCTCCTTCTTCTCCTTCACCTCCTCGTGAAGAGTGACAATCACCTCGTTGGGAGCCGTTGCTTGGCCAGGCATAGGTTCAGGCTTGTAGTCACTGCAGGCCAACTTGAGCAGCTTCTGCTTCTGCTGCTTACTGAACTCAACGCCGAGCTCATCAGCGAGAAACATCAGCGTGGAGATTTTGCTCGTGACAGTGAACTTGCAACCTTCCCAATGGGTGCAGTTGTTTCCCCCGCACATGGTATTGCACACCTTGGTAGCACTGGGCATTGGTCGTTGTTCTCCCAGTGGGCAGCTCTTGTAATGACAGCACCCAGAGTTGCCCAAAGGCACCATGGATTCGCCTGACTTGAACCAGGACTTCACAACCTGGTAAGCGCTGGTCTCCTGATGGGGAGGAGTTGACTTTTGCTCAATCTTCAGACTTCCATCTTCCGAGAGTTTCTTGGCCAGCT